GAACGCCGACGACCGCTACCTGGGCCGCGTGCTCCGCTACGGCGACACCACCGACGCGGCGGCGCAGCTGCGCGCGCTCCAGTCGTTCGGCGTCACGGCTCGGTTCGTCCAGAACGGCGACTGGGGGACGATCGAGCGGCAGATCGCTGCCGGCATCCCGGTCCCGATCGGCATCCTCCACCATGGCCCCGTCGGCGCGCCATCCGGCGGCGGCCACTGGATCACCGCCATCGGTCACACTCCTGACGCGATCGTCGTTCACGATCCGTTCGGCGATCTGGACCTGCTCTCCGGCCGCTACGTCAACAACTGGGGCGCCCGGCTCCGCTACTCTCGCAAGAACCTTGGCCCGCGGTGGATGGTCGAAGGACCAGGCACCGGCTGGGCCATCATCGCCAACCGCTGAGGCCACCCATGGAGCTCCTGCGCTACCTGATCGATCACCGCCGCGATCTGTTCGAGATCGCCATCGCGGCGCACGCCACCGCCATGCTGATCGTGAACCTGACGCCTTCGCCGAAGGATGACGAGGCGGCCGGCGCCGTTGGTGTGGCGATCCGCCAGGCCTACCGCGCCCTGGAGGTCGTCGCCGGCATCGTCTCCCCGCTGGCGAAGCGCTGACCATGGTGCGGGTGGATGACACGGCCCTCATCCGGCAGATCGAGCTGCATGAAGGCCTCCGCCTCAAGCCGTATCGGTGCACGGCGGGGAAGCTGACGATCGGCGTGGGCCGCAACCTGGAGGACCGGGGCATCACCCTGGCCGAGGCACGGATCCTGCTGGCCAATGATCTGGCCGACGTGCGGAACGGGCTGCTGAACGCCCTGCCGTGGGTGGGCAACCTGGACGAGGTGCGCCAGCGGGTGCTGGTGGACATGGCGTTCAACCTGGGCCTCCAGGGCCTGCTGGAGTTCAAGCGGACGCTGGCCGCCGTGAAGGGGGGGCAATACCAGCAGGCGGCCACGATGATGCTGCAGTCGCGATGGGCGAAGCAGGTGGGCCAGCGCGCGGAACGGCTGGCCCGGATGATGGTGACGGGGGCAGACCCGCGCGAGCTGTGGAGCTGAGCGCGGGGTTCAGCGGCTCTTGGCCTTGCGCTTCTGGCGCTTCATCTGCTCGGGCAACACCTGGCCCTTGATGCGGGCATACCTACGGTTCAGAGCGGCCCACACCTCACGATCCTTGAACTCGAAATGCACCGTGCCCTTCTTGTAGGGGCGGAACAGGAAGAAGCCCCAGTCGTGCCACATCCCAGGTTCGTAAGTGTTGCTTCTGATGTCCTCCGGCGTGCGCACCTCCTCGATGGGGCGGCCGGTGATGGAGCACAGCGCCTTGATCAGATCCTGGATGTCATCCCACTGGCCGCCGTAGGTCTGAAGCCGCACTGTGTCGGAATCTTTCCAAAGGAGCTCCGCCAGATTGCGGCAGATGAACCGCTGGTTGAGCATGTAGCCACTGTTCGTGGCCCAACCCTCCACCCCGTGGCGGTTCTCTTTGGTGTAGCGGGTCAGCTCATCGATGGCCTCCTCCACCGCACGGTCGATCCGCTGCTCCTGGGTGCCGGCGACGATCTGGAGCATGCGGTAGATGTTCCGCTCAGTGAACGGGATCTTGCTCTGCTCTTCCACGAAACGGTTGATGTCTTTTGCCAGCTGACTGGTAGCCATCTGCTGCGGAAGGAACTCGTCGAAGACGTGTTTCCATGCCTGCTTCTGCAGGTCCTTCCTGAACCGGTTGCGGGTGACGGCCTCGCCATCGACCGTGACCTGTAGGCCCAGATCCTTGCCGAAGAACCCATCCAGGACGCCTCGGAGCCGCACGCCGGCCGCCACCTGCTCGTCGAAGATGCGACAGGCCTCCACGTAGCGGTTCACGATGTCGCGGCTGCGCCGGTAGGGGATGATCCCCTCGCCCTGGGCCTCGATGTCGTTGGGCCCCAGGAAGAACCCGTCGAACTCATCAGCGCCGCTTACACGTTGGCCCGGCTTGGTGAGGCGCACCAGGCCGACGCAGACACGGGTCGGGCGTTCGGCGGTGGAGAACACCTCGCCCAGTTCTTCCTTGCTGCCGTAGGCCTCGATGAGCTTCGCGACTTGGAGCTGCAGGCCCCGGTAGTAGCCGGAGATGGTGTTCCAGTTGGCGAGGCTCACGATCTCGCAGCCGGGCGGGGCGATCTCCCAGGCGTGGAGGATGTGCCGCTCGTCCGCCGAGAATGGCGGGTTCATCACGATCAGGTCCACGTGGCTGATCTGATCTGCCGTGACGGCCAGCCAATCGTTGCCGATCAGGCGGCTGTCGGGGATGGCAGCGAGGATCGCCCGCAGCTTCGGCTCGGGCTCGACGGTGAGCACCTCCTGGGCGCCGCGTGCGAGGGCCTCGCGGACGAGGTTGCCGCTGCCGGCGCTGGGCTCCACCACGGTGCGACCGCGCAGGTCGAGGGGGTCGAGCATGGTGGCCGCCACCTCGGGCGGCGTGGGATAGAAGTCGGGGTTGAACATCAGCGCACCCCCCGACCGCGCCGGTGGTCCATGGCGTGAAGCTCCCAGGCCTCGGCATAGTCGGAGACCTGCTGGAGCAGCCGGAACGCCTCGGCGCGCTCAGCCTGGGCCCTGCGCCAGGCCCATGGATCCTGGGGGTAGAAGTCCCGGAGGTTGCATGTGGCAGCGGCCAGGGCTTCAGCGGCAGCGGCAACGGCCTTGCGCACGGCGCGGTACTCGCGCTCCAGGCTGTCGGCCCCGGTGCCGTTGAGGTGGATGGTGGGGAGGGTGGTCACTGCGCCACCTCCTGCTGCGGGGTGGCCTCGCCCAGGATCTCTAGCCTGGTCAAGGTGAGCACGGGGAACGTTTCAGACGGGCCCACGGCGGCGGGCAAGGTGCAGATCACGCCGATCAGCTGGCCGTCGGAGACATGCTGCAGCTGCTCCAGCACCTCGGGCCGCGAGGCCTGCAGCCGGTAGTCGGTGGTGGCCAGGGTCTGTATGCGGCGGATGGCGATCTTCAGCCGCACTGGGTCAGAGGTGATGTCGATGCTGTGGGCTCGGCCCACGAGGGTGATGGATGAACAGGGCATGGGGATGCGTGGGGGAGGGGATGGCCGGGATGGGCTCCCGGCGGGCCGTTGGGGTCAGCCCACGTAGTGCATCAGGCACCACTCGTACCCGATGTCCTCGATCTGCTGCCGATCAAGGATCACCCCCTCGGGGGCGCGCTGCAGGAGCCGGAAGCACAAGAACCGGTCACCCCGGTCGGGTCGAACCTTGATCCGGTTGGGCTGGATGTCCTGCCCGAGCAGGTCAGACATGATCTCAGCCGTCGATTGGTGGCCGACGGCGGAGATGAACACCTCCCGCCGGAGGAGTTCCTGCGCCTCGGGCAGGCTGACGGGAGCGATCTCCCAGGCGCCGTATGCGCCCTGGGGGATAACGGTGGTGTTCATCAGGTAAATGACTGCCATGTTGGGAGATGCGGTGGGAGGGCTCTCGGCCCGTGATGGAATCATCCGCGCTGCCGCCCCCGCACGCCCAGGGCTCGTAACAATCGTTTACATCCCCAGGTCGTCGCTCACCCGCTCAACCGCCGCACGAGCCGCATCGTCCACCAGGTGCGCATACCGGCTCGTGGTCTGCGTGCTCCGGTGCCCCAGCAGCTGGCCCACCACGCCCAGCGGCTGGCCTGCCGACAGCGTGTAGGACGCGAAGGTGTGCCGCAAGTCATGCACCCGCAGATCAGCCACCCCCGCGTCCTCGAGCAGCGCCAGCCACATCCGCCGGTAGCCCACCAGCGGCCGCTCGCCGCTCTCCCCCGGCACCACCCACCGGCTGCCGCCGGCCGCGGCCTCCAGCGCCCGCAGCACCTCCACCGCTCGATCGCTCAGCCGCACCTCGCTGGCCCCGGTCTTCCCCCGCTCCGCCGGCACCCGCAGCACGCCACGGGCCCAGTCGATCTCCGACCACTGCGCATCCATCACCTCCCGCAGGCGGGCGCCGGTGAGCAGCAGCAGGCGCACCAGCTGGATGAACCGCCAGCGGATCGCCAGCGGGCCCTGGGCCTCCCACCGGGCCATCGCCTCGCGCAGGCGGCCCAGCTCCTCCGCGCTGGCGTACCGGCGCCGCTGGCGCTCCGGGTGGGCCCTCACCCCCCGCACCGGGTTGCTGCCGACCGGCCGCCAGCCCCACTCCTCCGCCAGGCCCAGCGCCACGCCGAGCACCTCCAGGGCACGGTTCGCCGTCGCCGGCTGCAGGTGGCAGGCGTGCCACTCGCGCACCTGCTCGCGGCTGAGGGCGGCCACGCGCACGCGCGCGAAGGCCGGCAGCAGGTGCCGCCGCCAGAGGATCTCGTCGTTGCGGCCCGATCGCTTCCGGCTGGCGTGGGCCTGCATGTGGCGGGCGGCGAGGACCTCGATCGTCGGGGCCTCCCTGGCGGCCCGCCGCTCTGCCCCCGGGTCCCCGCCGGCGCGAACGCGCGCGAGGGCGGCCCGGGCGATCTCGCGCGCCTGGTCGGGGGACAGCTCGGCGGGGGTGCCGAGCTTCAGCTCGCGCTGGGCCCCGTCGACGCGATGGCGCAGGTAGTAGGTGCGGGCCCCCGAGGGGAGCACCAGCAGGCACAGGCCGGGCACCAGGCTGTCGTTGAGGCGATACCGACGGGGGCGGGGGAGGGCGCGATCAACCGCGGTGCGGGTGAGCTTCATGGGCAGCCTCCCTTCGCAGGGTGCGCTCAGCGTGGCGGCGGCGGCGAAGCATCCCGGCATAGGCGATGCGGGCATCGCGGCCCAGGGTTCGATCGCTCAGGTCGAGGTCATTGTCGATGCACTCCACCAGGCCACAGAAGCTGTAGCAGTCCACCATGTCGCGGCCGACCACGGAGCAGGATCCGCAGGTCCGGTAGGTGCTCCACTGGCCATCCCAGAGGCCGCGGCTCTCCCAGTAGTGATGGCCTGGTTCGATCAGGCCCCGGCACTCGCCGCAACGGTACCGCTTCCTGGCCCGCCGGACGACATCCTCGAAGACGACGGGAGCATCGAAGTCGCTGCAGTCACACACGAGCCTTCTCCTGGCTGGGCCCGATGCGGCGGAACCGGTAGCCAGGGCGGTCGCGGTGCCCGCACCTGTAGTCGATCAGCCCTCGTCGCTGCAGGTCCAGCAGCACCGTGCTGACGGCGGACGTAGAGCCCAGCCCGAACACATCCTGGAGGCGCTCACGGCTGATCCGCTCGTCGGGCTGCGGCGCCATGCGGGCAAGGGCCAGGCAGCAGACGATGGAGCGGTTGTTGAACCTATGCCGGTTGGCAAGCAGATACTCGAGCAGTTC